ACGCGAACGACTGTAAAAAATGGATAATAGCAAAGGAGAAAGGAAAAAATGGATACGAACATTGGCAAATCAGAATCGAGAGCAGCAACACAGAATTCTTCGAATGGTGCAAGCAGTACATCCCAACAGCACACGTCGAAAAAGCCGAGAGAGGAGTGGATGAATCGCGTTACGAAACCAAGGAGGGACAATACGTACTGTATACAGACAGAGTTGAAATTTTGAAGCAACGGTTCGGAAAAATGAGACCCAATCAGATTAGGGCCTTAGAGGCTCTAGAATCGACGAACGACCGTGAGGTGCTAGTTTGGTACGACGAAGGCGGCAACGTCGGTAAATCGTGGCTTACGGGGGCATTATGGGAACGCGGCTTAGCGTACTACGTACCTCCGACAGTAGATTCGGTCAAAGCAATGGTGCAGTGGGTCGCGTCATGTTACCAATCGGGAGGATGGAGACCGTACATAATCATCGACATACCAAGATCATGGAAATGGTCCGAGCAACTGTACGTAGCGATAGAGAGCATCAAGGACGGCCTAGTATACGACACACGGTACCATGCACAGTGCATCAACATACGGGGAGTCAAAGTATTAGTCCTTACGAACACACAACCGAAGTTGGACAAGTTATCGGCAGATCGGTGGCGCATATGCGTCTTCTGAGGGCGGCGGGGGTCGGCCCTTATCGTAACACTATGGGCCGACTTTACCCCCCTTTAGGGGGGTAAGGGAGGTACATAGAAATCAGGGGGGGTCACCCCCCCTAAGACCCCAACCTGACCTTGCGGGGACAGGAGGAGGGTTTTAGATCAATCCTGTTTCTTATAGCGAATTGACAAGGAAAGACCAATCGCGGCAATAGCGAAAATTATAGCGAGACTTACCAGCAGTCAAAACACCCCATCCGATACACGTACGATATTCGCAGTGGGGGATTCCAGGGTAGCATCCGCAACCTCAACGTTATCACTCTGAGTAGAAGCAGTGGTCTTAACCGCATTCTCATAAGCTCCCTTGGGTCCAGGAAGTGCTGGAGCAGGAGCAAGCGATGCAGTGAATCCCTTAAATTCGTAGTAATGAGTGACAATAACCCTAAAGTAGAGTTCCTGAAGATAAGAAGGAGGAAGCACAAGGATCCCCATGAAGATCTTAGGAAGCACAGTCGCCGGAGCGGGGGTAACCTGGGTCGAAGACTTAACATTAGGGAAAGTCACGGTAGGGAGCCATCCAAGAGGAGTTGTACCAGAGGACATCCATTTCTGGTCAAGGACATGCTGAGCCTCATCAATCTCTTGAGACAGACCTTTACCATTACCACTGTCAAAAATGGATCCGAGAGGGAGAGTTCCACCAGCATAGTTAGGTCCAGTGTTCATAGAACCTTCTTCAAGACCACCATTCTGAAGGATAGGATAGATAGTCGATGCTTTCCAAACACGAGGAGACATGAATGGAAGCTTAAAAGTGGACTGAATACCGAATTTCCTCCAAGACCTGTCAGTAATCGCCTGATAGTACTGAGTTTCAATAGTGGAAAGGGTTGTGTTACCAAACTCAAGGTCAGTAGCATCAAAAGCGGCACCCTCAATGTAACCATTGTAATTCGGATTAGGATATGAATCATAACGGTTAGGATTAACGAAAATGTTATTCCAAGCAATCTGAAGAGATTCACCATGTGTTCCATGAAAGAGAATAGGATTGAGCATGTCACGCATATCGATTGTATTCTCGCCAGCCTCAAAACCAACCTGCAGAGGATCAGCGGGGAGAGTAGCCGCAGGGACAACCTGGACAGAACAGCCCTTGTACCTAAATTTCCTAAACTGGGAAAAAAACCCAGAGAGCCTACGAACAGGAGTATTCCCGGTAGGAGTGTGAATTCCGATCACAGTCACATTACCCTTGACAGTATTAACGTCCAGAATTTCCTGATAACTAGCACTAGCATAATTTGTAGCCATTTTACCACATCCGATAGAAATCGTTAACCTTCCTCGCACCTTGAACGGCACCCTTAGCAGTACCAGCAACACCCTTAGCGATACCAGCCTGACGGCCATAAAGTTGACCTGCATCGTTAACAGCGCCAGCACGATAAGGATACTTAGGGGTGATACCAGTATTCTTACGATAATCTGCCCAATACCGATCGTTCTCCGCAAACTTAGCCGCGGTATACTGATACGAAGCTGCATTAGCACGAGCCGAGTAGAGAGATCCGAGAGTAGATGAACCGCTCGAAACACCCATAAGAAGGCCGAGGACAGGAACTGCCATCTCAATATCTCCTGCGCCTGTATCCATAAGACCTGCGCCTGTATCCATAAGACCTACGCCTGTATCCATAAGACCTACGCTTGCCATACATTTCTAACACCAATAACAAACTTCTGTTATCAACGTAATATATGACACTCCATGTATAAAAATCAGGTAGATCTACCCGAAAGCATGGTTCAAACATGGATGATTACAGCACCTCGCGCACACGTAAGTAAACGCGCGATATATATTATGATAGACGCGAACGACTGTAAAAAATGGATAATAGCAAAGGAGAAAGGAAAAAATGGATACGAACATTGGCAAATCAGAATCGAGAGCAGCAACACAGAATTCTTCGAATGGTGCAAGCAGTAC